TGCGATTTGATTGTCCGTCATCCACTGCTCAACAACATAGTTAAGGTAATCATCAACTTTTTCTGTAAGTTCATTTCTAATTTTTTGTACAGCGTCATCAAATGAAGCTGCATAATGATTGTCAATTTCCTCTTGTATTTGTGTAACACGGTCATTGACTCTTGTTTCGTAGAGAGTTGAAGCTCTTGCTTTAAAATCTTCAGAGATACTTTTATCATCAGAAAATAAAGCTTCAACATCTTGGTGTATGTCCTCTTTCATTTTCTCTTTCTTCTTTTCTAAGAAATCTTTTAAACCCTGAGGCATACTTTTTTCTTGTACTACCTCTTTTTCAGCTTCTACTTCTTCTTGTTTAGTTGAAGCCGCTGAAGGTTTCATTTTTATTCCTGCTTGATTTTTAGCAGAGTTATCAGCTGCCATAGCAGCAACTTTAACTTTTGCTGAATCATCATCTTGTTTATAATTCTCAGGTGTTGGTCCACCTAAATCTTGCGTACCACCTACTGAAGAGGCGTCAGCTTTTTGCATTGGCTGTGAGGACGCATCTGCTCTACTTCTATTTAATACTTCAGCAGCTGCTTCCATGAGTTGATTTTGATCTGACATCTGATTTATCTCCTTTGTTTTTGTAAACAATATTTATAATTTTAAAGTTTTCTAAGGTAATTATCGAATAATTTGAGAGCAACTCCTTCTATTTCAGATTTTGTTGCTTCTTTAATCTGTTTCTTTGCTTTGTCAAAATCAGCTTCTATGAAGCGCCCCTCGACAAACATCCATTCTTTATTTTCCATAATGCCATTTACGAAAGCACCTGGAGCAGATGGGTCAGCGACAATATCAGCAGCCGTAGCAAGTTTCAAATCATCTTGCACCAAATTATATCCTTCTTTTTGTGGTTCTAAAGAACCCAATGCTCTTGAAGAAACCCCAACACTTACATCATTGTCAATAAAATTCTTAACAATTTGTCCGTATGGTGTATCTAAGATTTTTGCCTTACCGTGAAATGTTTTACCATTTTCACTTAGTGACACAATTTTATGTGATACTCTTTCAAGATTAATTGTAGGTGTATCTGGGTGTCCTAACTCTCCTAAGGCACGATTAGTTTGAACGTACTCTTTATCATAACGAGCTACTTCATTGCGAAGAGTATCCATTTTATACATTCGATTATTTTTATTTACAGTATCACCGACAAGAAAAGTACCTTCTATATAAAGATTCTTTTTCCCATCAGCTTCTTCTATAAGAGTTTTTACTTCTGAGAAATATGTTTCTGATATGAGTTTCATTTTCGTTCCTTAGAATGTATCAGCAGCAGGGTTATAAGTGGCTACTTTAGCCACTTTTAAGATAACAGTACCTTGAGCATCATCTACAAATTCAATGAAAATATTTTTTGTTTTACCTTCATCAAGTGCATTAAAGTTTTTAGTAAAGTTAATTTCATCTGTTCCAGCCTGTAATGATAAAAGATTTGCATTAGCAGAAGCAGCCACACCAGCATCACCAACTCTTTTTATTTCTATAACACCGTTACTGCTATAAAATAAAGATTGTATGCTAGCCGCTGTTACTGTTTCGATTGTTAAACCACCGTAGCTGTTTGACGTAGATTCTGTGGCTGATAAGTTCGCCATGAATATGTTTGCCACATCTGTATGTGATTCGCCGGCGCCACCAACTCTACTACTAACTCTAATAATAGATGGGCCTCTTAGTTTATTTGTGATTACTAATTCTTTTGTACTCATTTATCTTAGTCCTAGTGATGCTCGCCTTCTCATTGAAAGTTTCCTTTTTAGTTGAGAACGGCGAAGTTTAGCTCTTCTTGTTGTTTTCCAAGATCGTTTTAACAATCTCGCTTTTTTAACTCTTGCAGTAGCAGGTATTCTTTTTACTGAACCACCTTTACCTGTAGCTGCGTACCCCTTTACACCTGATCTAATTCTATTTCTCTGTACTACTATCTTACCAGTTTTATCACGCCTGATTCTTCTTCTAATCTTTTTAGTGCGCCCAATTTTCATAATATTTTGTGGCGCTTCTCGTAAGAAGTCTAAAAGAAAATCTAAATTCATTTTCTTTTTACTTGACCAAAAGCAAAATCAGCCGCCTTCTTTAAATGACTTGGACTTTTGTGTACCATATTTGATAATTTTTCTTTATTTGCATCATTTACTTTTTTATGCACCTGTGTAACAGCAGATGCTGTAAAATGATCCACAGTTCTGGATGACCCATCAGCAAACTTTACTCTTTTAGCTTGTTTGTTTTTAACAATGTCATGAAGATGATCCATAACTTTCATCTCTTCTATCATTTCTTTTTCAGAAAACTCTTTAAATGTTTTCATAAATTCCTCTGCTTGCATTGGATTATCTAACATACCTTTACCATAAGGCACCGTAACATACTTGTCTAAATTTTTATTGTAATACATTGCAACCTTTATACCACCTGGATATGGTCTGATTGCCTTTCTTTTGAAAACTAAAACAAAAGGTGGATCTTTTATTAGTGATGTTTCATCTGTTACCATATCCTGCTCTGGATCATCACCAACTCTTGGAGCTCTATCACCTACTTTTATTCTGTGAGCTCGAACCTTTTTCTTTTTACCATCAGCACCAATGACTATTTTAAAGTCAGACGTATTTTTCATACGAGCCTCACCCGAAACTTCTTGCATTAGTGATTGTAAAGTTTTCATGTTTCCTTTTCTTGTCCTGTAAACGGGTCTATCTCAATCGGATTATGAGCTGCTTCCATTTCATCATTGTCAAATTCTGATGCTTCTAATTCTTCTTCACCCTCTTCACCTTCTATGGGTTCTTCTTCTACCTCTGCCTCTTCACCATCATTAAATAAAGCATCTGTTATTTCTTGCTTTCTGGTTTCTAAAGCATCAGCAGTTTTTCCAGCTAACATTCCTTGTAACTGTTCTCTCGCAGCTGAAGCTTCGCCGCCTACCACTTTGTCAATAAAATCATCTAAATCAGGCATCTCTATCTCCTATGATATACTTTAGTTTATTCATTTTCTATTTAGTACGGCTCTATCAGATTCTTTTATAAACTGTAATATACCTTCAGTATTCAAACCTCTAGCTGTATCTAAATTATCTGCATTGTTGGGTGATGGGCCAGACCCGTTTGGTGGCTGTGGTGATTGTGCCTGGATCCCATCTTGATCTACTTCAGGTTGCTGAATAATAGCACCTTCTTTTTTCATTTGTTTATCCATCTTCATTATTTCTTCATCAGATAATTGTAAAACATTTTTTCTTACCCACTCTGTTGAATAATAACGACCAATATATGGATCAACTGTACCTAATAAGTTAAGTCTTTCACGAAGAAGCTCTGCTTCTCGCATTTCAGAAAAGTTATTATCTTTCTTAAAGTCATAGTAAATATCTTCTCTTGCAATATCCCACTCTTCTGTACTCATTATACCTTTAAGTGATAATTGTACCCTTAAAGCATGGTCAAAAGTTTGTGCAAATTTATTGCGTAGTCTTATAATAAATTTATTAAACTTAACTTCATCTCTTGTAACTTCTGAAACTCTACCTAAACCAATCATACCACCTGATTGTGGCTCTAAACGTGAGATTGGTACGTTTAGTGATTGTAAAAGTTTCTTTTGAAAATACTTAACATCTTCCAACTCACCTAAGTTTTGGCCAGCTGGTAGTGTTGTAATCTCTGTTCCTTTACCACCTTCTCTACGAGGTAACCAAAAGTCCTCTAACATTGACTTATGTTTACGATCATCTCTAAGCTCACCAGTTGAAGCATCATAAACCATTTTGTTACGATACTTAATCATTACATCACGCAAGTATTGTTCTGCTTTACCTTTTGGTAAGTTACCTACATCAATGTAAAATATTCTTCTTTCTGGTGCCCTTGATATACGATATATTACAATCGCATCTTCTATCATTCTTAAATTATTTAAAGGCTTAATCGCCTTATGTAAATAAGAAATAACAAATGTATTTCTCGCATCCATCATACCTGATGTACAGTATATGATTGAATCTGTAGCTATACGCAAACCACTATTCATATTTGCTGTATATGTTTGTGTTGTTGTACCCTTATCATTGTAGACATAATATTCACCGATTGATTTGATAACCATTGCACCGGTTTTAGGATCACGGTCTTTCTTTATTTCACGGACTTTTCTTATTTTTCTAGGGTCAATATATCTTAATTCTTTGATACCCTCTTTTGGTTTTTTATCATTAACTACAATATGAAAGTATAATCTACCATCTATATACCACCTCTTAAACAAATCATCAGCCAAGTTACCATAGTTTAACATATGTTTTATATTGTTAAACTCTTCCATGATTCTTTTCTTAATGGTTTCAGGTTGTTTTAAGTTATCAACATTAATATCTACTGATTTACCATCAATATCATGTGTTATAGACTCATTGACTATATCATCAATAGCTCCATCTAACTCAGGGTGATTTGCCATCTCACGGTATCGTGTAATTAGTTCTAATTCATTGCGAACAGAACCCTCTAAGTCTACATATGTACCGTAATAAGCATTGTTCTGTACTGTAACAGCACCATCGTCCATTGCCTCATTAGGTAAAGCAAAAGAGGCCTGTTCAGAAGGTTGCTCTTTTGCTTGATCTTTTCTGCCTAGAGTAAATCCAAATAATTTTATCGCCATATATCCATCCTATATTTTGGGGTAGCTAAAAAGCCCCCTCTTAAATAACACCAGTTTCTTCGGCTTCCCACCATTGATATGAAAATGTTACAGTAAACTCCTCAATCGTATCATTTGATCCCCACTCTAATTCAATAGGTGAAAGATCCGTTGGGTAAAGACCGATAAATTTGTATTTTTTAAGTTCATCCCCACCTTTTGCAAATTGCTTTACATCACCATCAACTGTGTATCCTAATGGTGTTAAAGCAGCTGGATTTCTGACATTCAAACTATGAGAGTTGATACCATTCATCCATCTTTCCATTGCATTTCTGATGATAAAATCTTCATCATTAATTACTGTTATTGTCCAATCGGCAAATATTCTATTTCCTGCAAATTTTAATTCACGACCAAAGTATGTAACTGGTACAACACCGAGTGAAGCACCAGGAATCTGAGCGCCTCTAGCCATGAAAGTTGTTTTTGCTTGTGCATTGCCTGGAGCGGCAAAGCCTGGAAAAGGTAAGCCGACCTCAAACAGATTTGGGCGGGCGCCATCGCCCACCATCTGTGTTCTAAATTCGTTTACGTTAAAGGCCATTTATTTTCTCCTGTGTTATCCTTTATTTAGAAGCGTCCTACAATCTCGTCAAATGAAACTCCCGTTCTTACTGCAACGAAATTGAGTTGTATAAAGTTAATAGACCTTGCAGGTTTAATGTAAATATCACCTACAAACTCGTTACGATCTATGACTTCACCAGTATTATTTGATTCATCACAAACAACTCTGAAGTCTGTTATACCACGGCGCCCTTGTATATCTCTCAAGAATGGTTCTACGAGAGCAACAAATTGTGAACGTGTGAATTGATCGTTAAATTCAAAGAGTGAGAATCTTGCAGCTCTTGATATTGCCTTTTCTAACAAGATAAACAATCTACGAACATTAATTCTATCAAACGCTGAAGGTTTAGATTGTAATGTTTTATCTCCAAACAATACTGTGCCTTCACCTTGGAATGTAACCACAGGGTTAATACCATTACTGTAAAGATCATCTCTATCTGCTTTTGATGGGTTATAACCAAGTTTAACTACATTCTTGATAATACCACGATTCAAACCAGCAGGTGAGAAAAATGGATCTCTTTCAAGGTCTGTTCTTACACATAGACCTGCCATATTACCATTTAATGGTACATATCTGAATACATCATTGTATTTGTCATACTGATATTTGTATCCAGAATCCATAAAGGCAAATGATGTTGATGTGAGTGTGTTACGATATGCAATTATATCAGTAGCTTCACTACCAGCGTTATTTAAAGCATCTGATCTTTCAGGTGATAAGAATACCATACAATCTTTACGAGTTAATGCAATATTATCTATTGCATAAGCACTAACAGTAGTAACTGCTGGGCCTGTTACAATTAGATTAATGTCAACTGCGGCTGGATCTGCAAATTTATCGAAAGCAGTTACAACATTAGCGGTTGTAACAGCGCCATTAGCACCTTGTACCATTGATGCACTAAACGGTGTATCTAGATTTGTAAATATTGATGTAGCAGTAGTGGTTGTACCCCAATTAGCTTCACCATTTTGATGTGCTTGCCACCAAACATATTCAGACTGATCGTTAACTACATTCTTGTAAAAATTTGTTGCACCTTCTGAATTAAGAGCATCAGTAGCCTTAGAAACAGCAACAAACTTTTCTAAAAATGTATTTGCTGTACCTGTAAACTCTGCATCTTCATCAAGAACTGCAACGTGTAATTCATCACCTGTAGCATTTCTACCATTTGCATAGTCTGAAGTTCCTGGTGCGATCTTGAAATCGTCAGCATATTGCCATTTACGAAGAATGGCTGTGTTGTTTGCGATATTAGCTGCAAATGCTTGAGCAGCTGCAACTGTTATAGTAGTAGCATTTGCGGCCACAACATCTTTATAAGTTGTGCCACCATCTACTGAAACTTTATCGCCCTCTATTACTTTAGGTCCTGTAGGCGTTCCTGTAATATATCCGTTTGCATCTACTTTTTTAACATTGATTACATTTGTAACATCATTAACGATATTCAATGCGTTTGCAGTAACAGAAAAACTTGCAGGTGATTGTGATATATTTTGTGAAAATGCGTTTGTACTTGGGCAAATAGAGATTCTTAATGAATTACCTCTTGCACCTGCCCATTTAGCTGCAAAAGGGCCAACACTATTATTTCCTGAGCTATGATTTAAATCATAATCATCATCATTCTCTATAAGTATTGCTCCACCAACATTTGCAGCTGCATTTAGTGAGCCTGTCGCATGATCTGTACTTACTGCTCTTACAACTTTTAAATTATTTCCATATGCTAAGAAGTTTGCCGCTGAAAACCAGTATTCGTAGTTTCCATCGTCAGGGTTTCCAAATCTTTCCTGCAATATTACTTCATTCGATATAGTAAAAACCTCATTTGCAGGTCCCCAAGCAAACTGTCCAGCGGTAGCGCCAATGGAAGTGGCAACTGAAGGAACAATTGTAGTGAGATCAATCTCAGATACGTTTACTCCTGGTGATAGCTGAAATGCCATGGATTTCTCCTCTTTAGACTAGACAATTAAAAAAATGATTTCGATTTATTCTCTATTTAGTGTTTTTACAATCTTGTGTTAAACTGACCACTTTTTGTCCAAACATCACCACTATCAACTGTTACTTCTTCTTGTAACCCATCATCAATTATACCAACTGGAGTCAAACTTTCTTCTATTAATAGACTTTGTTCTTTCAATAAGATTGAACGAACATCAACATTTGTACTATCTTTAAAATAAGATTGTGCTGTTAACCAACCAAATAATACAAGACCCATAGCTAAATCATCATTATTACCTTCTTCAGCTGCGTATGAATCACGAACACGGACAAATGAATTAAGTTCTGCAATTGTATCAAAGTCAACAATAATTAACTTATCACTTTCAATAAGTGTTTTTAAGTTTGCACAACCAATTTTTTTAACTGATTTAGTGGTTTTAATACCAAAAGATGAGTTTCGTCTAAACCCTCCTGATATTGTCTGACCTTTTATGTGGTGTTGATCTATCTTATAAATGTTTTCATATTCTAAATCATAATGTAAAATATCAACCACTTGTTGGCCAATATTGTTTGTTTCAATTAGAATATATGCACCATTGTACTTCATACCAATTGAATAAATTATATTTGGAAAAAATAATAAAGGTAAATCGTTTGCTCTATATTTTGCAACTTGCCTATAAGGCGTTTCTGTTGCATCTATGATATTTATGGCCGAGTAATCTTGACCAACACCTTCTGAACAATCAACTGTAGCTATGTAAACATGACCTTCTTTTGGTTCTTCGTACATATCTAATTTGTCAATTGTACTAATTGGATTGAAAAATGCAAGTGACCTAAGTTTAGATCCAGATACTAAAGTAGCTGAAGAACCTATAAATTCAGTTTCAAACTCTTGTCTAAATTGTTCTTCTGATGTATTTCGTATTGTTTCTTTTTTCCAATCATCATCTCTACCAGGAACACTAGACCAATGAACTTCAATTGGATTATATGTTGACCTTTTTTCTATTGCATCTGTCCACATTTTATAAAACATATTCAAACCATTTGGTGTAGAAACAATAATTACTTTTGTTGTTTTACCTGATGATATTACAGGGTATGTAGCAGTAAAAAACTCTTGTGCAATGTTGTGTGGCACAAAAGCGAACTCATCAAGAAAAATTAAATTGTAAGTGCCGCCTCGCACACCTGAATTAGATGTTGCATAGGCATATATTTTAGAACCATTTTCTAATTCTATATTACCTTTATTCCATGTAATAATACCTTGTTGAAGCCATAGTGGTAAATATTCATATGCTCTCTGTAAACGACCAAGTATTTCTCTTGCGAGTTGGCCTTTGTTTGCGAGAATACCAACTGTGTAATCAGGATTAAATAAAACAGCCCATAACATATAACCCACAGTTGTAGTTGTTTTACCAACTTGTCGTGGCATTTTACATATTGAAAAACGATTCTTATGAAAACCATCTACCATATCTTCTTGAAATGGCCACATATCAAAATCAACAATACCTAAATCTACATTGACAATCTTTACATATTTTTTAATAAAGTATATTGGATCTTCTGAACATTTTAAAATTTCTGTTACTTGTTCTTCCGTGTATGGAAGGTCTACACCTACTTTTTTTAGTTTATCATTACCTAAGTAACCATCATTTTTATTTGGCATCTCTTTTACCTTTTAACATCTTCACAAGGTCATTTGTTGACCCAACAAATACAGCTTTATCTACATTAATATCACTTGATGTTTTTTTAGGTTCTAAATCTCTTTTTCTTTTTTGCACTTCAAGTAAATCTTTGTTTAATTCACCTAAGTTTTTGAGTGTTTGTGCAACAACTTCAAAAGCTCTTGGGTGTTCTGATTCTTTTGCGACTCTTAATAAACTATCTAAGGCATCATCACCTTTTGTAATTAATCCTTTAATATTTTGTCTGGCAAATTGAGCATCATTAGAAATTTCTTCACCAGTTTCTACGGGAACTATTTCATTTTGTTTTTCTTCAATAGTTTCAATTTCAGGTATGTCTAATAAATCAGATAAATTTTCATTTAATTTTTTCATAATGTGTCTGGGTATTCAGTTATTGTTTCAGAGAAGCCAAACTCATCATCAGGTTCAGCTGATGAAGGATTTGGTGTTATAACTATGGCAGCTGCATTAATTGAATCAACTCCTAAAGTTTTAACAGTAAATGTTGCATTTGATGTATCACCTGTTACAATGTCACCAACTTCAAGAGATTTATTAAATCCTGATATAATTAATGTACCAGTATTAGAATTACTAAATGAATCTACTGTAGCATTTAAATCTCTTGCCTTAACTCTTATTGTTTCAGATGATGTAAATTGACCCGTACCATTTGCAAAATCAACAAAAACTTTTTGTGAAGGTGCTGATAGAGTTGTATCAATATAAAGATTTGTATTTGATTGACGAATATATTTACCAGATTTAACAGGTGGCCAAATATAACCTTTGGCTGTAAATTGTAAATCCCACATAATCAAACGTGTACTCATCATATCACCTTCATAATCAACTGTTGATTGTACTGAATTTAATATAATTGGCATATCATATTTCTGATTCATTTCAGAAATAAAATTAACTGTTACAGTAAAATCTGGTGTGAAAAAAGGTAATATCTGTTCTAATATTTGTGTACCATCTTCTGTATTTCTTACATAAATGGATAAATTAAAATCAAAATTATATGGTATTGGGTTGAATTGTGTTTTAATTGAAGTTGATGTATTGGCTGCAAAATTTCTTATAAGTGTATTTAATTTTCTTGATGTATCGTAAGTCATACTTACCATCTCAAAAGAAATTCGAGGCACAACTATATTTACAGCTTTAGTTAAACTTGGATCAGATGTGATTCGTGTAAGATATTTTTCTTTTGCACCATAAGATAATGGTACTTTAAATATTTCTTTTTTTACTGTGTTATTTAAATTATATCTTTGTAAAAGAATATCGTTAAAAACTGTACCGAAAGCTGTAACAACTTTTCGTATTGTACGATTATAAAAATGTGCGTTACCTAACATTATGCCTCACCAAATGGATTTGTTTCACTAAAGTCTAATATACCATCTGCATCAGCTTCTATTCTTGCGTTGTCATCAATACTTTCAAAGGATGTATTCATTGTTGCAGTATCATCTGATGTTGAAACTGTAAATGTGGCATTTGATGTTTCGCCAATTACATTAGCTGATGTAAACGTGCCTTGTACTCTAATTACATCCATATGTGTATTTGGTACAAAAGTGTGAACAACTGCTTGAACTGATGCGTTAGCAAGTGTTAAGTCACTACTTTGAAATACAGTTTCATTTACACCATATTGGCCTGTGCCATCACCAGATAAACTAATTCTTGTTCTTGGGTAATAATCTTTAATCTTATCATCTATTGTAGGATTACCAGTAAGCACAAGTTCGTTTGAAAAAACAAACTTTCTAAGTTTTAAAGCATAAACATAAACATTTGCACCACGACCACGTCCTAAAGTATAAAACATGGCCTGTTCATTTTCATGTTCTACAAAAGATATTTCAAAAAAAGCATCTGTAAGTGGAACATAAACTAAATCACCTTCTCTTGGTCGATTTATATCCGCTAATTCTCTTACTGTGTGAACAAATCTTCTACGAGATACTAAAAGTGTTATCTCATCTCTTATCTCTAAACCAAATTTAGAAACAAAATCTCCTTCACCTTCAAAACCTTGCACATTTTCAAGATACATTTCAAGAGGAAATGATTGTACATATTGTTTGAGTGTATCTTCACCATAAAGAAAATCAACTACATCACGACTTGTTCTTGGTAAATACAAAGTGTCCATGCCATAAATTTTCATGGACTCAATGAGTAAATCTTCTACAAGAAGCTGCTCATTTGTAACTTGATTTGCTGGAAAAGGATTGAAATATTGATTAGTAGCCATTATTAACCCATATAAATTTCATTAGGTGCTACATTGTAGATTTGCATCTCCTCTTCTAGTTTATCTATTTCAGCTTTCGCTTCTTCTTGTATTCTAGGCCCATCAAGAGTAACACCTCCTGGCATTTGTATGCCTGCAAATTTAGAAAGGTTAGAACCCCATTGATATTTGATTAGAGCTGTTGCGTACCTTTTCAAAAATCTATCGTTCCAAACATCTGAAGAACCTGCAACTGTCATAGAACCATTTGTAACATTAGCTGTTGGTGCATTGACTAAAGTAATAGATGTTGGTGAATTTATTTTTGAAATCTGTAATTCTTCACTTACACCTTGAACTGTATTTGCAATTGTGATAAAATCATTTTCTATTAATTCTTGGTCAAATGTGGTACCAAAACCTGTAAGTGTGTTTGATACGGTATCTACAAATGTTTCAGCGGTTGCAAGACCAGTTACATCAACTGTATCAGGTCTTAGTTGACGATAACATTCTATCACAACATATTCA